TTCAGTCTAAAAGCTTTAGCGAAGGCGACAGCAATGTATCACCTTTAGCTCTTAATTTTCGTCGTCAAGCAGTAAATGCTTTGGACTTTGGCAGCACCTATATGCTGGGTTCCGCTAAGTTCCGCTTGACCAGCTTTGGCGACTCAAAGGATCCTGATTACGGAGACGTCAATGCAACGTTTACGTGCATAGAAGACGGGATTTGCCCTTCCGCACCTTACGACAGAAAAAGTCCTGTGCAAGAGGGCAGCGAAGTCGAGAAAAAGAAACTAGAGAAGCATTTGACGATAATAGAAAATGAAACGGAGGATGAAGAGGTAGTACCTGATCCCCCCACTAAGCTTGATAAAGATTTTCAAGACTTGTTTGCTACCGAGAAAGAGAAAGAAAAAGAATCAAATCGGCGGCAATATGTAAGGACAAGGTTTAAAAATACTTATCAGTTGGGCGGTTGCAAAGTTGACTATAATTTTGAAAACAAACGCACAGTTAGGTGGACAAACGCAGTTGGTCAAAGCAAGTCTGAATCAATTGATCCTGGAGGCTCAATTGAATACACAAAAGAATTGGAGCGTCAGTTTATGGAAGACCCGCCAACCCTAAATTCCAAGCTTGCCAGAACTGAATTACGCCGAGATCGGAGAAGAGCGAATGCAGTAATCGCTGAACTCAATAACGGAGATCATGATGAGTCAGAAGTAAGACTAGCAATCCTTGGAAACATAAGTTTAGAGGACGCTATTGAAAACAAAATTAAAAAGGACGAGAGGAAAAATAACAGTAAAAGATCATTATTTAAACAAATTGGCCTTCTAGAAAAGGATCAGCAAAAGTTAAAAAACATTAGAGGAAGAGTTCAGAAAAATCTTAAAAAGTCAAAAAGAGTCAAGCAGAGTGCTTTTAACGAAAACACTCAGGGCGACGTGAGAAGGATACCCAGCTGGGACCAATTAAGCGACAATAAAACAGGAGGCATGTCCTTGAGAAAGGATCAGCTAAATTTAGAGCAACTTATTGCTGATCGGAAACAAAAAATCCAGCGCAGAATTAACATACTTACTAGCCGAGCCAGAAAGCCAATAATTAAAGAGTTGGAAGATGCAACAACCGGGTTCACAAGCCTTGCTCCAGCTGAAAACGGAGGCACAAATGAATACCAGTTTGGAGGTCTTGAGCGAATGGACGACCTGCTGGATGATCTTCAAATGGGCAAAAAAATTGTTGACGAAGATGCTATAAATGCGGTAGGAAGAGAATTTGACAGTATTGAGGCGCAAAAAAGGCACGCTAAACGCGCAATCGACCATTTCTTGGAAAACTGGGAAGACTGCATCGCTCAAGCTGACAACAACTTCTTTGTCAAAGCTTTAGTAAAAGCAGATTCGGCCAGTTATGAAACGGTAAGCGAGGTTGATCAAGTTAAGTTTTCGATTAAGTCGAGGTTGTTTAGGCGAATTTCTGGCCGTCAGAAAAAGTATGGCGAAGTAAAAGCGTCTAAAAAATATTCCTTAGGTGACAACGGCATACATGGTCGTCAAGCGTTTTTTAGGTTTTCTTACAAAAAAGCATCAGAATCAAAATACGAAGTTCACAAAGTTCTTTTTGTACTGCGTCAATCTTCTGAAAGCGACGCATATACCGATTTTAATTTCCAAGCGCCAACCCGCGATAAATACTCTTTCAAGATTGATCCTGTTTACGACGTAGCTTCTGAAATCAGATTGAACGGCCAAAGCAGGTTTGCAATTTTAGACAGCAATGAAACGATAAAGTTTACCAGCAACAACAGTGACTCTGGAAAGGTTTGGTATCACGGTGCAGAGACTAAAACGAAAAACAGAGATGACTGGCCCAACCTTGAAGAGCGTGGCCCTAAGCTTACAAATGAGTGGGACGTATTCTCGGTTAATACTGACACGCAGGTTCAGTTTAGTTTTGAAAATGGGCCGGAGATGGCATTAACTGCTGTGAGCGAGCAGCAGATACAAAACACAGATCGAGTTTATAGAAATCTTTCGGTGATTGCATTGAGCCTTTTCGCTGGTCGAAATATACAGGATTTGCGAAACGTGACCACGTTTGTAGAGGAGGGCAAGAAAAGCTACAAGGTTGAAGACTTTACCCAGCAACATCCAAGTGCAAGTACTAGCTATGCACCTGACATTTTTGTAGATACTGTTCTTGATAAAGTAAACGGAATTGGCAAATACGCGCCAACTTCTGTTTTAGATCAAGACAGTCTTAAACTTGCTAAGGCTTTCTGCCAGGACAACAACCTGCCCGCTCATCCTGAAGACGGTGGGGCGCCATCAAAAGTTCAATTGTTTATGGACTGTGTGATTGCTGATAATTCGTCTTGGCGTGAGTTTTGGGTTAACAATGCTCCTTTTAGCTTGCTTGAGTTTGCAAGAAAGAATGGCAGAGAGACTTTAGTCCCTGTGTTGCCAACACGCAGCAATGGAAAAGCAGCCGAGAATGATGGCCGCCCTATTTCTATGACAATTTCTGGGCTGTTTACGACAGGCAATATTCTTGAAGATTCTTACAAAGAAGAGTTCTTAGATTATGGAACAAATACTCAAGACCTTATCGCAACTGTTGTTTACAGAGAAGAATTTTCAAAGGCAATTTTTCAGCGCAGAAGGACAGTCCGAGTTTCAAGAAAGCAAGCTAACGTTGTCAGTGAAAAAATAATTAGAGAAACTTTTGATGCAAGTGGCTTTATTACGACCAGGCAGCAGGCCATTTTGTTTGGCAAGATGCTGGTCAATCAGCGCAGGTTTATTCGGCGCGGCATTGAATTTAAGACTTTCCCGTCAGTCAACCCAGTTGAGCCTGGAGCGTTTATTTATGTTGATATTGGCCTTGCTCATTGGGAAAGAACGTCTTCCGGCGTTATTGCTGAAGGTGGCGCCTTGAACTCGCCATTAAAAGATAAAATTCCGAATGGAACTTACGACTTTTTAGTTTATAACCGGGATAACAAACAAGTTGTGGCTAAGAACTCAATAAGCGTTTTAAACGGTGTTGCTTCAGCGTTGTCTGGAAGGGCTGGCCAGCTTTATGTGATGGGGATCAGTTCGGGTAAGAAGCGTGTGTTCCGGATTACGGAAGTAGAAATGGATCAGGACGGTGAAGTGACTGTAAGAGCTATCGAGTATCCCTGTGACGATCAAGATCGCGCTCATGTCGCGGACTTTAGGCCCAGCGAGTTTGATGTAAGCTAGTATGAAAGCAATGTTCTAAGCCCAGCGCAGCGATGGCCTTTTACACCGGACGTACAGGCTCGCTGGTTTTTGGCGGGAAGCCTGTAGCTAAGATCCGTGATTGGTCTATTGAGACCACGGTAGAGCTTTTAAGTACCAACGATATCTCTAGCAGCGTAAACACCTTTACTCCTGGAGTTAAAGGCGCAACTGGCAGCGCAACCTTGATGTATTACAAGCTTGAATCTGGCGAAAGCGCAACCAATACTCAATTTACTGCGTTGCTGTCCAAAATCATGAAAACAAGTGCTGTCACGGAAAGCGACCGTGTAAGTCTTGAGTTGAATGTCGGCACCGGCAGTGCAGATGATATTAAATTCAACGCTTACATCACGTCGGCAAGCGTTTCTGTCTCAACTGGCGAGTTAAGTGTCGTCCCAATTAATTTTACAGTTGACGGAGACTTTGCTGAAGTCATTAGCTGATGACGTTTTTTCTTGGCAGTCAAGGCAACGTTCGACTGCGCCGTGGAACGGATCCAACTCTTGGCGTCCTGCAAGAAAGCATTAGCCTTGACGACATCAGTACGGTCCTTAACCGCATTGGAACGGCAAACGGAATAGATAACCTTTTTACTGGTGACAGGATCGATATTGAGACAACTGACGCACGAAAACTTCTGTTTATCCCAGCCTCTAACTGGTCTTCCGGGGTAGTTGAAGATACTTTTAGTGCTTATGTAAATGTAAATGCCGCTGGCGGCTTGCGGTTGTTTTCATCTTTTGCGGATGCCGTTAATAACGTTAGATCTAATGAGATTGCTTTAGAGGCTTTTACGGGTGATTCTATTGCAGTAACGATTGCCGTTAGAGACGTTAGTTCTAACATTCTTGGGGACGTCACGAGCTACGAATTTAACGCCAGTCGTGAGCAAGTTGATACTACAACGCTTTCGGACAAGTTTAAGAATCAATACAATGCTGGTTTGATCAGCGGTAGTGGACGTATTGAATGCGTTTTCAACAATGCGACTGACGGCGTAAGGGAAACCCCGTTATTGATGCTGCAATTAATCCAAAGGCTTGACTTGGGTTGTGCCTTTGACTTGTTCCTTTATTTGGTTGATAGGGATTTAAATCCAGCAGAGCAGAGCGTTTTTTACTCTCTCACTGCCGTCGTAACCAATTCTGGTGTCTCTGTTGACTTAGACGATGCAATCAGATGCACCTTAGATTTCGTGACGACTGGTGAGTTGAAGCTTGTTGTTGGAACGTTAGGTGAGTATCTACTTAAGGAAGACGACGATCGGATTCGTCAAGAGCAGTCTCTTGATTACCTGCTGAAGGAAGTTACGGATTAAACTGAACGCAAGTACCCCTGGCGTAAGGAGCTGAGCCTTGGCTGACCAACGAATTACGCAGCTCAATGAGCTGTCCAAGGCTGGGGTTGCAGCAATAGACGTCCTGCCTATTGCGGACATTAGCGGCTCCGAGACCAAAAAGGTTACGGCAAAAAACCTTGTCGATGCTGGTCTGGACCTGATCGATGTCAGCACTATTGATCTAGACAAGCTTGATCAAAGCAGCACGACAAAGCTAGGTACGGCTTCGATTGCTGATGATGCAATCACGTATGCCAAGGTCCAGAACGTTACGGCAACTGACCGTTTGCTGGGACGTAGCACTGCAGACGCTGGTGTTATTGAGGAAATTGTTTGTACTGCAGCAGGTCGAGCATTATTAGATGACTTAAGTGCCGCAGCTCAAAGAACAACGTTAGGTCTTGGCACAATTGCCCTGCTTGACGCTGATGGCGCAACTCTTACAAACCTGACCATCACCAGTGGCACGATCACTGGTATTACAGACATCACCATTGCGGATGGTGGAACGGGAGCAAGTGATGCTGCCAATGCACGGGTAAACCTTGGCGTAGCAATCGGGACGGATGTCCAGGCTTATGACGCTGGGTTGCAGTCAATTTCAGGATTAACGACTGCTGCGGATCAAGGTATTTACGCGACTGCCTCTGACACGTATGCAGTTTTCTCGTTAACAGCAGCAGGTCGAGCGTTGCTTGACGATGCTGATGCTGCAGCTCAACGCGCCACATTAGGGCTTGGGACGCTAGCTACACAAAGCGGAACGTTTGCTGGAACGCATTCGGGCACAACTTCTGGCACTAACACGGGCGATCAAACGATCACGCTGACGGGAGCTGTTACTGGTAGTGGCACTGGTACGTTTGCGACGACAATTGCCGCAGGGATTATTGGAGAGGCGAACCTTGCTCCCGATTCTGTCACTTACGACAAACTGCAAGATACAACTGCCACAGATGTACTTCTAGGTCGTGCAACTGCTGGTGCAGGGACAATTGAGCAGATTAGTTGTACTGCAGCAGGTCGCGCATTACTTGATGATGCCAACAGCGGAGCACAAAGAACAACACTTGGCCTTGGAACGTTAGCGACGCAAAGCGGCACGTTTACGGGAACACATAGTGGTACAACTTCTGGCACTAACACTGGCGACCAGACGATTACATTAACTGGCGCGGTAACAGGAACAGGTACTGGCTCCTTTTCGACAAGTCTTTCTGCTGGAATCGTAGAAAACGCCAATATTGCATCAGACGCAGTTACTTATGAAAAGATTCAAAATACAACTAACACTGACATAATTCTTGGTCGCAGTAGCGCTAACGGCGGTTTAATTGAAGAAATTGCTTGCACAGCTGCTGGTCGAGCTTTACTTAATGATGGAACTGCAGCAGACCAACGCACCACATTAGGTCTTGGAGATTTAGCTACCTCTACTGGAACTTGGACAAACGGATCAGTTTTTAGCGGAACTAGCAGCGGAACAAATACCGGCGATCAAACAATTACTTTGAGCGGTGCTGTAACAGGCAGCGGCACTGGAGCGTTTGTAACAACGTTAGAGAATGGCATTGTTCTTGAGGCAAATCTTGGCACTAGCGCTGTAACAACAGGCAAGCTTCACGCTGATTCAGTTACCGCAGCAAAGATTGGTGATCAGGCAACCTGCATTGTTAGCAGTTCTACCCCTTCTGGGACAGGTGATTACACAGGCCAAGGTTGGTACAACACTAATACAAGCATTGCGTACCGCTGGAGCGGAGAAGCGTGGTCACAAGTTGCTGGTATCCAGTCGATAACAGTTACGGAGTCCACTCCATTCGCTGTTGTTGTTAGCAACCCAACTGCATTTACAACTGATCTATCGCTGTCACTTGACACGCAAGTCGCAGCCAGTGTATTTGCAGGTCCAGCTACTGGAGCGGATGCCGCACCAACATTCCGTAGTCTGGTCCCAACTGATCTGCCTGATGCAACAGCATCGGCTAAGGGCATTATCCAGCCTGGAACAGGTCTAGCAGTTACAAGTGGAACATTAGATCACAGCAATAGCGTAACTGCAGCAACAGTTAGTGGCGTTACATTTGACGCCCAAGGCCATATTACTGCAGCAACTGCTCTGCTTTATGCAGATATTCCTGATCTTGATGCAGCAAAGATTACAACGGGCGAGTTCCTGACTGACCGTATTGCTGATAGTGCAATCACTGGAGACAAGCTTGCTGATAGTTCTGTTACTGCATTTGGCGAATCACTGCCTACTGCTGCGTTCAAGGGTCAGCTGTTTTATAACCCGCTTGAAAGAAATTTCTTTGTTTGGGACGGTAACGTTTGGCAGCCGCTTGGCATCTCGGCTGGTGCAATCATTCTTGCTGGCACTTACAACGCAACAACAAACCAAGTTGCAAGCGTAACTGGCGAGGGTGCTGCCCTAGGGATAAGTGTTGGCAATGCTTTACCTTCTCCCAGCTCAGACAACTCAAATTATTACCTTGTTGTCTCTATTGGTGGTACGGGCACAGCGCCAGCGCCTACGGTAACTCTTGCGCCGCCTGACATTCTTTTGTCAGACGGATCAAGCTGGATTGAAATTGATGTTTCGTCTACTTATACGGCGCAAACGGCCAATAATGTTGCATTTTCACCTGCAGCAAGCCTTGGTAGCACG